GTGGTTAAAAAATTGGTAAGAGATGAAACTCATATTACCGATATTCTGTTTGCAGATAATCCTAATTTAGATGAATTGAAAGTAGTATATGGTACTAACCCAGCTATTGAAATGAAAAAAGAAGAATTATCTAAATTGTTTGGCGTAGATGATTTATATACCAAATATCAATCTGAAACAGACCCTGCTAAAAAAGCAGAAATAAGAAAGCAAATTGAAGATACAATTGATAGTAAAATAGTTATTAGCAGAAAAAAAGGAGTAATGTCTGTAGCAATTAATGTTAATGGTCCGGATGGTAAACCATCTCAACTTCCATTATTTGAAGCTAAGATTAGAACTAGAGGATTTGGTAACGCTCCTACATTTGAGATGTCACAAAATACATTTGGTGGTATATCTTACAAATACGGACATACTGATTATAATGGAGTTGGTGTTGATTCGCAAGGAAATCCAAATCAACCTTGGTCTGATGAAGATAAATCAATCGTTGTACTTTCTATGTTAGGTGATATAACTAATGATTTTGAAGAAGATTTAGATTCTTTGGATGAAAAAACAATGGTGGAAATAGGAGCAAGACTTCAGGATTTAGATAAAATATATCCTAATCATCCTAAAGTTAGATTGTTTAGAAAAAAATATTTAGAAAGTGCTAAACAACCAATTGAAAGACCTGTACCAAAAACAGCAAATAAAAAGACTGCAACAAAAACACCAGCTAAAGCACCTGTTAAAAAAGCAGTAGCTAAAAAGCCTGTAAAAAAGACTCCAGCTAAAGCTCCTGTTAAGAAAGTAAGAAGATAACCCGTTTTTATCCTTCCAATCGTTTTTTTATATTTATGAGTAATAAAAAGAAACAAGAGGAAGGATGAAGACACAGTTACTTTGTACATTTACAACAAAAGAGGAGTTACAAAACACTCTACAACAAATAAGAGAGACTTATCACATAGTCTACAACTATATCTATATATTACAAAATAAGTCCAATTTAGAGGAATTATTTGTAACATACAACATAGATACAGCTTTCCAACCGGAGACTCCATTGGAAAATACAATCTTAATACATAGAAAGAAAGAATCTAATTCACTTTACACTATTAATGCTCTTAACGAATTAGTTAAAGAGGAAAATGGTGGAGTGTTAGATACATCTTTTGTCATCAATTGGCAGAAGTTTAAAAATTCAATCATATTAACAAATGCCGAAGGTACTAAGAAAATTCAGACAAGAGTTTTTGAGGTAATTGATTTTGGTGAAGGAAATAAAGAAGTTACATCCGAAGAAACTAAATAAGGATTATTATGTTATTAAAAAAAGGAGACAACAACGAAAATGTAAAGTTGATGCAACAAAAGCTCGGTATTGAACCAGCTGTAACTAACTTTGGACCTAAAACTGAAGCAGCTGTAAAGGCTTGGCAATCAGTACATGGTTTAACTCCAGATGGTATTGTAGGGCCGGCAACTTGGGCAAAAATAATGGGAGAATCTACGGTAGTAGTTCCTGAACCAGTAGTATCTGCACCAATAGCACCGGTGGGTGGATTAAAATTGGATAAATTAAGAGGACACATTCCTGATGCAGTAATCGCAATGATTCCTGATACGGCAGCTAAGTTCCAAATTAATACTCCATTAAGATTAGCACACTTCTTAGCACAATGTGGACATGAGAGTGGCGGTTTTAGAGCAACACAAGAAAACTTAAACTATTCAGCAAAAGGGTTGAATGGTATCTTTAAGAAATACTTCCCAACCGAAGCAGCTGCAACTCCATATGCTAGACAACCACAAAAAATTGCATCTAAAGTATATGCAAATAGAATGGGTAATGGTTCGGAAGCAAGTGGTGAAGGCTACAAATTTAGAGGTAGAGGGTATATTCAATTAACAGGTAAAGATAACTACACTGCATTTGGTAAATCAATAGGTGAAGATATGATAGCAAACCCTGATAAGGTAGCATCTCAATACGCTTTATTATCAGCAGCTTGGTTCTTCTCTAAAAACGGATTACATAAGATGGCTGATGAAGGAGCTAGTGATTTAGTTGTAACAAAGATTACTAAAAGAGTAAACGGAGGAACAATCGGATTGCCTGATAGAATTAAGCACTTTAAAGAATATTATCATCTATTATCATAATATTTGGTAAATTTATAAAAAAATCGTATATTTATAGTATAATACAAAAATAATGGCAAATATCAGATTAAAAGAATTATTGGAAGCTAACGTAGACCCTAAATTGGTTGCTCGTAGTAAAGAAAGTGGTAAGTTAGTTTATTTTAAAACACCACAAGCTAAAGATGCAGCATTAAAAGCTGGTTCTCACTTAGACCCTAAAGCTGAAAAAGGTGGCAAACCTAATGTGGATGCAAAACCAAATGATATGTTTGGTGCTGATTATAAAAAAGATAGAGGTGGTGAAGCTCCTAAAGATGATACGGATTGGATGGATGATTTAGATTCAATTGATACATCTGATATTAAAGGAAAAGCTGACCCAAATGCAGATTCATTCACAAGTAATGATTTGTATGGAGCAACATTCAAAGACCCAAAAACTGGTAAAACAATTACTGTTGGTGATGCATATGAGAGAGAAGATGATTCTGAAGCTTATAAAAAAGCATTTGCTTATGTATCTAAGTTTGACCCAGACAAAGAAGCTGTAATGGGAACGCAAGCATATGATGATTTAAATAAGAAATCAGAACCAACTCTAAACATTAATCCTAAAAATTGGAAAAAAACTGATGGCGATGGTAGAATGAGTTCGGAATCCGCAGATGATGTAAGAAATTATTTAAATGATGTATTGGGTGTGGATGGTATGGCTGAAGTAGATTTTGGTAGTGGTAATATTCAGTATGGTTTAGCAGATGGTGAAAATAGTATATTTGTTGGTAATGATGGTGGTACATATAATGTATCATTTGAAGGACCTTCTATGGATTTAGATAAAATTGAACAATCGTATAAATCATTCAAAAATCCAAAAGATGCATTATTATATGCTGGTGAATTAGCAAAAGCAAATAGGAAAGGATTGGAACAAAAGCAAGAATCAACGAAACTAACATCAATGATTAAAAAATAAAACAAAGGGGAGAAACTAAAAATTCTCCCTTTTTATTTGCCCTATATTTATATGTATGATTTTATTAGAATCTTTACTAAACGAAGTTTCACATTGGACAGCTATTAAAAAAGATAGTGGTAAAGTTGTTTATTTTATAAGTAAGCAAAATAAAGATGCTGCAATAAAAAAAGGTACACATATTGACCCTAAGAGCAGTAAGAAGCCAGATTATTTTAATAAAATCCAAAACTATTTAAAAACTGCTGATTTATTTAAAGGTGTTTATTCTAAAAAAAGAAATAATAAAGTAGAAGTACCAATCAAATCTCCTAATGTAAATGTAATAAGTAGAAAGGTAGACGATATAGATAATCTATATAAACATATGGTTAGTCGTTGGGCTGATAAAAAAGAAAAAAATGTTGTTAAAATAGAAAAAGCTGTAGTAAAACAACAAGCAGAATGGCTAAAAAAATTAATAAAGGATGGTGTGATAAATTTAGATGAATACGATAGTAATATGCTTGATTGGCAAAAAAGTGCAAATAAGGATTCACTAAATTCAATAGATAAATTTTTTAAAAAACATACACCACCTCCAATTGAAACAAAAGAACCGATATATAGGGGTATTATTGTTTCAAAAAAAGAATATTTAAAATTATTAGAAGATTTTAATAATAAAAAAAATATTAAATTACCAATTGGGTCATTTACAACATTCTTTGATACCGCAACACAGTTTGCCAATCCAATAGGACATCCAGTTGTAGATGAATCTAATAAACCTTATTCTGTTATTTTTAGAGTTAAAAGTGAATGTGATAAATTAAACGCATTTTCTATGAATAGCAATATTGCATCTAAACGATTAAGAGGTGTGGCCAAAGTATATTCAGATGAGCATGAAGTATTGATGCCATCCAATCAAAAATACAAAGTAGATAAAATAAATTATGTTAAATTTTCAGATAAAGTTTCATTTGCTAAAAGTATGGCATTTATTGATTTGGTTCAAAAGTGTGCAAAAAATGAAGCAATTGAAGATGATATGGATTTGACAAATGATGAATTTTATAAGAATATATTCCAAACACATATGAGATTAGATAAGAAGGGAGATTAATTCTTCCTTTTTTTATTTGGTAATATCAGGAATATTTCGTATCTTTGAGTAAATCTCAAACCCATATAAATGCGTAATTTGGTTATAAAATATACTTCAAAAAAGATTTGGAAAGTTCAATAAATTGTTGTATATTTGTAATCTCTTTATATTTATATACCTAGAGGGTGAAGGAAACTCACCTAAATAAAACCTTAAAACATAAACTCTTAAAACGTAAAACAATGGCTATTAATTTAGACGCAATCAGAGGTAGACTGAACAAACTACAAAGCACAACTTCAAAGAAAGTAGAACTTTGGAAACCTGCTCCGGGCAAACACACTATTCGTTTAGTCCCTTACAAATTCAACAAAGAGAATCCTTTTATTGAATTATTTTTTCACTACAACATTAACAACAAATCTTATCTATCTCCATCTTCTTTCGGCAGACCTGACCCTATCGTTGAGTTCGCTGATAAGTTGAAAAGAATGGGTGATAAGGAAGATTGGAAAGCTGCTAAGAAAATGGAGCCGAAACTTAGAACATTCGTACCAGTATTGGTAAGAGGTGAAGAAGGTGAAGGTGTAAGATTCTGGGGCTTTGGAAAGACAGTTTATCAGGAAATCTTAGGTTACATCGCTGACCCAGATTATGGTGATATTACTGACCCAAATGAAGGTAGAGATATTACTGTTGAAGTAGTATCAGCAGAGGACAGTGGTACTTCTTACCCTGTAACTACAATCCGTGTTAAACCTAAAGAAACTCCTTTAGCAGCAACTAAAGAAGAAACGGACAAATTCCTTAACGGACAAACCGAAATTACCGAACTTTACCAAGAGTTGACTTATTCGGAATTGAAAAATGTTTTAGAAGGTTGGTTAAATCCATCAGCAACTTCAGAAGAAGAAGCATCAGTATCAGCTGAAACTTTATCTTCAACTGCAAAGGATGAAGCCCCTTTTGATGTTGATGAACCAAAATCAGCACCTAAAGCAGAAACATCACCTAAGAAAATAGATGATGTAGCATCAGCATTTGATGACCTTTTCAATTCATAGTAAATAAGTAACAATATGGCGAAAGCAACGAAAGAGGTAGACTTAGCAGAAGTGCTAGCGGACTCCCTAAACAAACAATCAAAAGACCAAAAGGTAGCATTCTTTTTGGACAACAATGATTCTCCTACAAATGTAGAAGGTTGGGTATCAACCGGAGCATCAATGTTGGATGTGGCAATTTCAAATAGACCTTATGGAGGATTGCCTGTTGGTAGAATTACCGAAATTACGGGATTAGAACAAAGTGGTAAATCATTAGTATCAGCACACTTACTTGCCGAAACACAAAAGTTAGGTGGTATCGCTGTATTAATTGACACGGAGAACGCCGTAAGTAGAGAATTCTTAGAAGCCATTGGAGTAGATACAACCAAATTACTTTATGTAGCAGCTGAGACTGTTGAACAATGTTTTGAATATACGGAAACTATTATTGAGAAGGTAAGAACT